ACCCCAAAAGCTAGGTAAAAACTGTCACGGGTGCGAGGGTGAACCTGCGAAAATTTGGTGTGCATGTTACCAGCTAATGAGTAAAACCCTGTTTATGTTAACGCGAGTAGCTCTTGCTTATTGACTGTGGTGTTATATCTAGGGAAACATTTATAGAATTGATTGAAAATTGGGATGTTGCCGGCGAGAGCTTCACCACCCATCGACACTGCTGTCGACCAGGCTTCAAAAATCTCCCTGTGCTGTAAATTACATCGAGTACGGGTATCTTTAGGTATGGCCACTTTTGGATCACGCACCATAACATAACCTGATGGTGTCCAGACTGGCTAGGTTTGGCAAAATTTGATATGTTCAAATTCAGATACAAACCCTTCACTCTCCATGGTGAAACCTATCTCTCCGAACCAGTTCACTAAATTTTGGGTTCGGGGCAGATCCTCTTTCTCGATGATCAACACGCAATCATCACCATTGTTGGCTAAACGATATTTGAGTTGATGTGCCACGCAGTATGCGTGTATCATGCCAACCATTGTGAAGCAATTACCACTAGAAGTGTTCATATCACCACTAGCGCGAGTGCCTTGAACTGAATATCGCACCATGACTCCCTCTTCAGGAAAAACCGCAGATCCTTCATTTTGTAATTGACATTTGAGTATGTCATGGAGATCTTTACGGTACTCTGAGGGGACCATGCGCAACCATTAATCATGTTCTACTTTGAGTGCAGGTACATGCTAATGTTAATCGAACCGGCTGGCATCCAGGTCGATTGCGACCGGATTGGTAAAAGCATTCCAATGTTCATACAACTGAATGCCTTATTGTAGTGCATTCATTCCTTTAAATACAACAGGGAATCCACAGACCTTAGCAAGTATACGGAACAAAATTTTCTCCAGATGTGCTATGTATCTACCTAGCAAAATGTTGAATTCATAAGTGCGTGGGCTTATGTTCCGCGGGTCCTTTTGCAACTTGTCTGCTAACAGTTTCTCGACCTTGATAAAATTTGATAGACGACTAATTTTCTTCAAATTGAAAGATCCATCTTGCTCCATTCGCTCCAAGTTCGCTAACGCTCGTCGGTACGCCAATAACTTACGGCCGTGATATTTTTCGACGAATTCTCGTCGACTCACGGGCTCCGTTACAAACGTCTGACGCTTCAGCTCATCTACGAATGGTGCCATTCTTCTTCTGTACAAGGCCTCATCGGGACGATTAACCTCCACAGGTTAACCATTCCGACGGACTGTTAAGACACGTCCAAACACTGACGCTCTAAAATTAGTTGAGTTTGGTTGGTGACAACCTATTAGAGTGTTGGACGGCAACCCCCCAACCTTATATACACGTACTCGGGGTCTAGCACGTGCACTTCGTTTATCTCTCGGGGTGAAACTCAGAGTAGATAGACTACCCCGCATACCAACCCAGTTGTGAGGCACAACAATCGAAGTATCTATCCCTTCTGAGAACGACACACCCGAAAATCCTAAACGGTTCCAGCAAGCCTTTACTTGCGTTACATCTCGTATTGAGCTCGCCTGCTTTATCGTAGTCGCAGTGGCTCCAAATCGATGTCAGGAGGGCACAACACCAAATTAATGGTGTTTTAAACAACGTGTTAGTAATCAGTGTTGCGCACGTTGAGTTTCAACTCCTTGATCCCCCTCTGTACCAAGCGGCGCAATGCCATTAAATCCGCTTGGCAATCAGACCACATTCCTGTGGAATTTTCTTCGACGTATTAATGTAGTTTTCCAATTGCAACTACTCGTCCAACACGTCGAGGCACTTGTGGACGTGCCTCACGCTCGACTACAGGAGCGTTATCAAGAGCTGCCTATTGCTCATTGATGTCATCCGCCATGTCTATAGCGCGACGAGCATACTCAAGGTCGTCTTGTAGTGAACGAAGTTCCCGGCTTCGCTTACTACCTGACCACCAAGCATATAGCTCGCTACCTATTGTCACCCCACTGTATAGTATCGCGCCAACCGCAATCGCCGTACAAATAGGAGCCGTCATTTAAGAGAAAGAGACTGACGAGCCTGTCATAAAACTAAGGTTTTAC